TTTGCTGAAATGTCTAAAATGGTATTTCCAAAGGGAACGCAAATGGCCGCAGATGCAACCAAAATGGAAATCGCTAAAAAGACATTATCTCAATTGGGAATAGAAGGTAAAGAAGCTGAAGCAATGTTAAGGGATGCCGCACAAAAATCAGCGGGTACAGCTAAAGTCACAACTAAGGCGGTGGATGATGCAATCGCAAAAAGAGCAAAAGATTTAAAAGGTTCATCATCTGAAGTTTCGGCATTAATTAAGGATACAAAATCAGGAACTGAAGCTGCCAACAGTATAAAAGCTGAAATTAAAAAAGTAAAAGAATTAGGACCTGAAGGTGCTAAATTAGCCAGTAAATGGGAGAAAGCGGGGTTTATAATTGGTAAATATTCAGCTAAAACTTGGAGTAAATTAAAATCAGTTAAAGGTAAAATGAACTTAAAGAATTTAATACTTTATGGTTTAGCTGGTTGGGGTACATATGAAATAATTAAAAGTTTATTTGGGTCCAGTGATAAAGACACCACAAGTGGTGTAATGCCTGATTGTATTGCTAACGCTGAAGGTACTGAAATTGGTACAACCAGTGATGGTGGTGTTATGGTGTATACAACTAAAGATATTGATTCAGATTCTGCGGGACATGGTGGTGCTAAATTCTATGCAAATAATAGGGTTTGGACAATGGATAATACATTGAGTGGTACATATGGTTGTAGAGGCTCTAAAGTTGAAGTTAAATCAGGAAGTCTAAAAGAATCAGTATTAATGGAAGAATTATCCGACATTATTGTTAAGTGGGATAATAAAAATGGTGGTGGAGAAGAAATTGTACCACCCGTTCCAAAAAAAGAAGAAGAAAAGAAAAAGACCATATATACCGATAGAGATAAATTCCCATATCGTTTTGGAGATAGAGGACCAATTATAAAAGAAGTTCAAATATGTTTTGGATTTGAAAAAAAATTACAGACAGGTAATTTTGGACAAATAACATTAAAGAAATTAAATGAGTTATATGGTGTTTCTGAAATTAATGAAGACACATATAATAGAATTAAAGAAAAATGCAAATCATCATCAACAACAGGTACAACAACCAATACAGGTACAACTATCAGTACTACGGGTACAACAAAACCAATTGAGGATACTAAACCTGTTACAGATACAACAAAAACATCAACCACAACTTCAACAACGACCGCACCAACAAAAACAACAGAATCGGGTGGTGAGTTATATGCTAGATTAAACGCAGCAGGTCTTTTAGGTCCGCGTAGATTTCAGAGAAGTGTTATAGTTTATAAAGGAGAAGATTTATCTAAAGAAGAATTGGATAAAATCACAACTTATTTAGGTACCAGAGGTTTTAGACTTTCAAGAGATAATAAAGATAAAAAAATTGGTGAGAAAATTGTTTTCAAAAAGAATAAACCAACAGAAGAAACTGGAACCACAACAACAAAATAATTAAAAATGGATTTAAAAACACAAATAAAACAAACACTCCTTGAGGAAAGACAAAATAAACTCAAGGAGTCTTTTGTTGAGTTATTGGATATTGATGATAAAGTATATTTGGTTGAGAGGTCTCTAACCATATCACATACGTTATTGGAAGAGGGTTATTCTTTAGATGAAATAGATGGAGAATTGTCCGAAGTTTATGATGTTAATGATTGGGGTAAAATTGATTGGAAAGAAATGTTATTAGGTGGTTCATTATCCATGGTCAAGGAATATATTATTGAATATATTTTAAAAGAATTATTTGGAACAAATAAAGAATTCGCTCACGAAGTTGCGGTTGTTTTTTCTAATCTTAGTCCAACAGATTTATTAAAACCATTTAAAGATGAAGCGTCATGTTCTGAATCAATGCCAAAAATAACGAAAGCACTTTTAGTTGCATTAGGAAGACACTTGGCCGGTAATATTACAGGAACTGGAGAAAGTACTTTAGCAACGAGAGGTGCGGGTAATTTATTTGGTCAAGCAATAATGCAGTCAAATGTTGGAGAATCATTATCGGTTAACTTTTGTAAAATGATACACTAAAATGGAAATTAAGAAAAAAGATTTATTAGAAAATAGACAACAATTAAACGAATCGATATTTAGTATTGAAAATGTTTTAATGACCGCAGGTTTTGTTCCTGTTATTGGTGAGGTGGCGGACATCGCGTTAATATGTTATTACCTTTATAAGGGTGAAAAACTATATGCCGCGATAATGTTAATTGCTTTAATTCCAACGGTTGGTGATTTTATTGCTAAACCAATTATTAAACTTTTTAAAGGTAGTAGAGAAGGGATGTTAGCAATGAAAGAAGGTGGACCTAAGTTAGCTGAATTTTTAGCTAAAAACCCTGAAATGGCCGCCAAATTCACAAGTTTAAATAAATACGTAAAATCACCAGCAGTTGAAAAAACAGTTGAGAGTATTAGTAAAATTAATTCAAGTTGGGGTAATAGTTTAAAAAATGGATTACAACAAATTACAGGTGGTAAAGCTATATCGGGTTTAAAATCAGGTGGAAAAAGTGTTATTGCCGGTGGAACATTTAGAACAGGATTAAAAGATTACTATCAAGGAGAAAGACTAACAAAATATTTTGCAAAAAAAGGAGTTTTACCTGAGACAGGAATTCAAAGATGGTGGTTAAATGTTGGCGCAAGAAAAGATAGACGAAACGCATTTAGAAAATTTATCATGGCAAATAATTTATTAGCTTATTTTGGTATACCATCTTTAACTTCATTTGAAGAAAGGATATCAAATGACCCATCATTTAGAGAAAAAATTGCAAATGACCCAACAACAAGTGACTACATTGCACAAAATTCACAGTCGGGGGATGAAACATCACCAAATACACAATCGGGAGGTGACGAAAATAAAAGTTCATTACCTGGTATTATGGGTGGAATGGTGTCATTATCAGCGATAAAAAAATTAGCACAAATTTATGTATAAATAATTTTTTCAAGATATTTATATGTAGAGTTTATTGGTTTGGTCACCAGTAAACAATAAGCAATCTAAAAAAATGAAAGGAGGTATCCAACATCTCGGCAAAGGGGTCTTAACGACCTCTTTGTTCGTTTATATAGGTTCAGTTTGTCATTTTTTTTATTTATATTTAAAATATGTCTCTACCCTGTCCATCTTGTCAAAATCCTTTGGGGTTATCTTTAGAGTTTATTATTAAACACCCAATATCGGCGTGTCCACATTGTCAAACCATCTTTAATTTTACGGTTAACGATGAAATTAAAGAATCGTTTAAGGATGCAGTGTCCGAAATTGAAAAAATTAAAAAAGAATATAAGGGAATGGTAAAGTTTAAGTGATTTGTAGATATTTATTGGAATAATAAACAAATAAACTACAAAAAACAAAAAACAAAAAAATTATGGCATCAGACATTTCATCACAATTTACCGGTTTACCAATAGAAGACTTAATTGTATCTCCTATTGTCGGTATGGCTAAAGGTCAAGCAAAATTAAACGATGTAACATGGAAATACATCAACGAAGTAGCATTCACAAAAGACGAAAACGGTAAAACAGTTGCTCGTTCTTTGGATGTGGAAATGAACAGAGTAATGACTGATGGAGCTACAGGTGAACAATCAGTTCAAACTTTATACTCTAAAGTACCTATGTTACCATTAGTACCGCTTCCAGCATTAGCAATCACATCTGCTGATATTGAATTTACAATGGAGATTAAAACTTCTGAAGTAAATAAAGATTCATCAGATACGAGTGGAAGTTTCAGTGCTACAGCATCAGGTGGATTTTGGGGTATGAAATACTCAGCTACAATGGCTGGTAGTGTTGCTACTCACAAAGAGAACACAAGAAGTACTGATAACTCAGCTAAATACAATGTAAAAGTACACGCTGAACAGTTACCACCTACTGAAGGTATGTTAAAGTTATCTGATTATCTAACACAAATGTTAGAACCATCTTTGATTCCTTTGACAGCTGACCCAAACAATAAGTAATATTAACACTTTTTTTTCTCGTTTATTTTTGTTATATTGTGTAAAATAATAACACACAAAATGAATAGATTAAACATAGAAGAACTTGTTGGAGGTTTACTTGAAGCCGCGATGGTGGCTCAGAATATAAGTGAAAGACAACACATCAATTCACTCCGTAATTATTTCGATGGAAACGGAAATCCTAAATTACAAAGATTTGTAATTGGGGAAAATACAATGGATGTCCCAATTTATATCTTAGCTGACCATTCGTCAATTGGATTAGATGAATTGGATATTGAATTTGAAGCAAGATTGATAATTGGTGGTTCTAAAGTATCGGAACTAAAAAAATCACTTCTTGGTATCTTTAAGAAAAGGGGATATGAATCCAATATTAAAGGAATTGAAGTTGACTCTGGTAAAAATACAGATGGTTCGGGAATGGCTAAAATTAAAGTTAAGTTTAAGTCAGACGAAAAACCTGAAATGATTTCAAGATTAGTTGATTTATATATTCAAAAATTATCCGACCCAAGTCAAACAGTAGTAAAATAAAAATAAAAAACCCACCAATTGGTGGGTTTCTTGTTTAATTATTAATACGACCATATTTCCAGTTTTCAGGTAATGGTTCGTCTTTTTTTATTTTTTGATTGGTGTTACCGTCTGTAATCCATTTTAACCCATATTGTGAATTTTGTTTTCCAATACCATGACCTCTCTTACTTTCTTTCATTTTTTGAATAGTTTCTTCCTTGTGTTTTTTACCTGTCCAATCACAATAAAAAGAAGTTTCACCTCTAGCAAATCTCCTTTTGTTTGCTTCAGATATTTTTTTCGAGTGATTTAAACGATATAATTCATCATTTTTCATTCTTTCGGAATGTTTTAAACCCGCAGCTTGGGAACAGTTGAATTGGTGTGTTTCATTATTAAATCCACCCTGACCCCCCGGTTTTAGATTCATACATTTTTCTTCCAATAATAAATCCNAATTTACGATTTCAATTTCACGTTCTTTTAATGACATTCTATCGGGGAGAAATTCTAATATTTGTATGTTAAAAACTTCTTTTCCATGTTTATATAATAGATGTTTTAATCTTGTCCCACTACCGACATAACCATCATCTAAATTATCTGTTGAGTGCATACCAATATAGAAATTATCATTTCTAATATCGGTTGTTTTGTAAATAAAATGGTATTTTTTTTCTTTTCGACTCATTTGTACTTTCCTTTATAAATAAATATATCGGAAAGTACAAAAAGTCTACGGTGGAGGTGGAGGGATTCGAACCCTCGTCTTGTTCGCCATAACATAGATGGACTACACGTTTATTCAATTATTCACAACTGACAAATATCTGATTCCTATTTTGACATCGTTATCAGAAACTGTGTCGGGTTCACTTCAATTATGGTAGCGCCCTGAACGAGACCAT